TACCATAGAGAGGGTTGGGCCCAACTCTTCCATTCTTACTTTACCTAATTTGACTATGGTAAATAATTTATCGGAAATTTCAGAAGCAGTTCCAGCGGCTTCTCCGTAGGCATTCATGACATAGGTCAGGGAATCGGCAGCGGTAAAAGTATCGGTTACACCAGCTACGGCAAGCTCAGCGGAAGTCTTTAATATATCCATAGCTTCTGCTCCATCATAGCCAGCAGAAACGATTTGATATAATGCTTTCGTTAATTTTTGGGCACTATCGGGGACGGTCTTTGACATATCAACAATTTCTTGAGAGATCCCTTTGAAGTCATTTTGAACAGCCTTACTTATAGTCTGGACTTCCTTCATCGCAGTTTCGAATTCTCTAGAGAAATTGTAGGCTTGTTTAGATATTTTTGCAAAGACAAGAGCAGATCCTATGGCGAGCCCTGCGAAAACGTCCATACGTGTTATGGATTTAGAAAGACCAGCTAAGATACCTTTGGCCTGAGTAGAACCAGCTAAGAGTCCCGCATTATTTATGCCAGTTTTCCAATAAAGTGAATCTGATCCACTTACATTTAAAGCCATGTTATTTTACTCCGATTAAATTTTTACTTGCATTTTCTTGATTAAAAATATCCCATCTTAGAGGTAAGCGTCCTTTATTTAATTTAATTCCCTGATTCAAATAATCCCCTGCTTTTTTGTATTCCTTTTTTTCAAATTCATATAAAGCCAACCAATTGAGAATTTCAGGTAGCACAATTCTTGTATTATTGACTAATAGACTCTCATATAAAGAACCCTTCGTTTCACATATATTTAGTGCGGTTTCAAAATACTCTTTAGCCTTTTCGTTATCCTTGCCAGTCCAGTAATTACCGAGCATTAAATATAATGCTGGGATTCTACTCGAATAATGGCAGGCTTCCCTTTCTACCCTTTCCGCATTTTTGATGTCATCAAGGGCTAAATATGACCCTACCATATTAACAAATACTTCAAGGAAGGCATTCCAGCCCTCATTATAATCCTGCTTTCTCATTATTTTTATCCATATTTCGCCATACTTAATTGTATTTTCTAAGTCCTGAACAACATAATAAGTCTTAATAAGATGTGTTAAGTTATGTAGATTATCCGGATGTTCTTTATATTCTTTTTGGAGCATTGGGAGACTTCTTTCGCTTTTCTTTTTTAATAGATTTTCACCCTTCTCTCCCTGGAAAAGATAGCCATAATGATTCAATATTATATGGGGAGCAAAAAGATATGGAGCTTTACATTTTGGTTTATTATGCACGGACTGCTCATAGCAAAACTCACTATCATTTTTAAATAGCCGGGGCTGTAACATTTCCGCATATTGCTGCAAATCCCGGCTATAATAGTTATATAATTTCATAAAGACTGTCGGCTCTTTATATTTAGGATTCAATATTATATCTTCTAAAGAGTATAAACACTCCTGTTTCAGTTCCTCGTCTGCATCAATAATAAGAATCTTATCCCCTGTAGCCTTTTTAATGCCATAATTACGGGCTTTACTAAAATCCCAGGGAATAAATTCTTTTTCGTATACTTTATCGGTAAACTTTCTGGCTACTTGAACCGTTCTATCAGTTGACCCAGTATCAAGAATTATTAATTCCGTTAGTGGCTCTAATGTTTTGTCATCTTTCATCATAATAATAGGCAAAAATGAGTCTAAACAGCGTTGTAAGTTGGCTTCCTCATTCTTGCAAATTATAGCAATTGATAATTTAAATTTATTCAATTATTTCTCCTTTAAACAGCTTATTGGATTAATTCCCCATGTACCTTCTATATCTGCTTTATAGGGTGCGGTTTCACAAATAACTCTCGCCTTTATTTCTTTTATTCCCTCTCCATAATCAATCTCAATATAAACATCTTTGCAAGCGTCGCCTACAATTTTGATATCGGTTATTTTCCATTTCTTTAAATCTTTTTTCCAAAACCAACTTTCTAACCACTTAACATTATTCCAGTGGTTACTTCTCCAGGTTAATTGTGTGTATCTCGCCATTTTAGCCCAATTTTTTTTCTTCCAATTAGCTAAAAATTTCACTACTACCTTTTTTATTTCTCTATTCATAAATCCCCCTTTTATTTTCAAAATAATCCTTTTATTTCATTTATATCTTTTATCTCTAAATCTTTCGCCTTTTTCTTTTTGTCATCTCCGGGTTTATAACTGGGAATACTAGTCATCAGCATTACCAGATTTGTATAACTATAATTCCAAAGAATATCCCTCATAGACATTTCAGGAAAATAGTGCATTGCTCCACCAATTACTCTCCACGGATTTAGGTTTCCTTCTTCGCCAGCAGATTCATTCCCTTCAGGCTGGCCAAAGACGCCAAAAAAGGGGAAACATCCATTTGTTGAACAACGAGTGTCATCAGTTTCAACCCCTCCTTTGTCGTTAAGTTTTCGTTCAGGAATTTAATCAAGTCCTTAGGTGGTTCTTTTTCGCTATTAACAATCCCATAGGCAATCATCTTAACTAATTTGTCTTTATTCTTGACTATATTTTTTGCCCCTAAATCTAATATATTAACTTCTTTTTCCCCTGTCTTCATAACCCCTATTAATTCCTCAGTGTCTAAATCTAATAAGATTTTGCTAATCTTTAATAATGTCCCCATCTTAATAGGGTAGATAATAAATTTTCTTTCTGTGGGGATTAGATTCAATTTATGAAATATATTTTTCTTCTGGACTGTAATAGTGAAATCTACCCCTTTTTCTAAAATAGAATTTATGGCGTCTTGCTTAATTTCTTTATCAGGTTTAGCCTCTATTTTCTCTTTAACTTTCCCTAAAACTTTGGCTTTTACTTTATTCTTTGTTGGCATTTTTGCCTCCTTTTTAAAATTTACACCCGCCCTAAAATATTTCGATATCAGGACGGGCAATAAAATTATGTTATCCTACTACTTGCGTAATTACCATTGGAGAAATATCAATTGAGGAAGCAGGCATCAATATATCACAAGAGAATGTAATTTGACCCGATTCGGTTTTAGCGAATCGCAAATCTCCTCCACTTTTAACGGATGCCCTAGGAATTGCTATCTTCAGATATTTTCCATTAATACTCTTAGATATTGCTTCTATACACCTTTCCTGTATAACCAAGGAAGTTACAGGAGCACTCCATACAGTTGTGGCCGCATGTCCACCAAAAGCCTCTAACAACATAATAGTACCCATATCCCTTGTAGCAAATTCAACGGTTTTTTTACTTGTACCTAAAATCTGGATATCAGGAATATCGGATTCCTCTACGTACAAATCAGTCATTCCGGGTACTTCGAAAATAAGATGGGCACTATCGGGAACAATAGCATTTACAGTTACTATAGAAGCTCCGGTCCCCATAGCCTTAGTTGCGGTTATATCTCCAATCTTAATACTTGTGAGTCCTACTAATCTAACATTACTCATTATTTATTCACCTCTTTTATTTTATTTACTTTTCTATTAAACAATTTATACGCAGGTTTACATACGACATTGAAATTTGTTCAGTATCCTGTAATAACATTTGATTTGTAATAGTAAAAATGTAGTAATTGTTTGTGTTATTATAGGCTTCTATTACGGCTACTACAGCATTTACAATTGCACGTAAGTTTGTAATATCAGGCGTGCCATTAGCAAAGTTCTTGCAAAAGCAATTGACCATAAAGACAGCGTCATTCATTACTTCTTCACCAACAAAATTGCTTAAAGGAATAATTACTATATCTTGTAGCTCGGAGTTTAAAGGCTTTTTATTCCTGTATACCCCACCGTCTATTGTGGCCTTTACGGTGGGCACATTAATTATGGGATACAATATGTCATTTATGTCAATTGTAGTCTTCATCTCAATTTATATTCCTTCATTTTTTTCTTTAATAACGCCTTTGCCTCTGGTATACTTCCAGTAATTACATCGTACCCTTTCGATTCGACAGCACAAGCATATTCCATGCCGGCAACCCCAATCAATACGAACCCCTTAGTATTTTCTCTTAATACTTCTCTTGCCACTTCTTTTGCTTTAGACTTACCTTCTGCTTTACCTTCTACATTTTCTTGAATAATTACCCCATCTTTTGCAATAATATAACCAATCGAGCTTCTTAAATTTCCCGTCTGGTCATGATAGGTTTGTGTATTTCTGGCAGTATTAACAAAAGCCTCACCTACTATAGCAAGTGAATATATAATTCTCTTCTCTATGCTCAACACAAATCTATCTATTCGGTTATTTACACTACCTTGAGAAAAGCCAGGAATAAGCCCCATATTATACCTTAATTTCTAAATGTTTTTGATATGGAAACAATTGTAATATCATATGTTCTTTGTTAAAAAAGGTTAATTTTGAGTCAGCGGGTACATCATCAACTCCATCGAACATTTCGGAGTAAATATTATAGCTATACCCGATCATATTTCCCGATTTCCCTATAATATATTTAGTTGAGTTAGGTTGAATATTACAGGCTATCCCTATTGTTACTAAAGTCCCGGGTGTGTAAATTCCAAGCGAATTAGTAGTCCCGGGACCGTAATAGCTTATAGTTGCTGTATGCGGATATCTCTTCATTACCATATTGCTGCTCCATTAACCGTAGCTGCGTCCTCACCATATTTTTGTTCGATAAGCTTTGCCATAACAATCAACTGCGCTGAATTGTATTTTGTTGAATAAGCCCCTTCTCTTAAGTCGGGGTGTGCTGCAAGGGTAAAATAGAGGGATGCGGCAGCTAAATCTATTGCCTTAGCGTTACCTGCCGCATAAGTACCCCCTGTCGCAAGACCTCTATCTAAAAGAAGTTTCTCCAACAAATTATCATTTTCATATTCTGTTAATGATTGTAGAGCTTCTTTATTGGTCATCTACCATACTCCTTTTATGCATTCCAGGTTGTGGTACTTTCGCTGTCAAGATTCATTACTCTGTCAATAGTAGGCCAACTTGGGAATGCGTTTAATTCGCCTTTTGTATACTCGGCTACAGGATCAACATCAGACCATTTGGAAATTAATATTGGTCCCTTTTTCGCTTGAATGACCTGTTTCGGTGGATTGGTTTCTTCTGCTATTGGGCCGTGAAGCATATCTCCACATTGTAGATCCTCGAGGAAAACTACAAACCGATCAGCTCCAGCAGCATCTAACCAGGGATCGACGGAAGTTATCGTATGATTTACATCTTCATAACTTATTCTGGTATCTATGATAATTATCGTTGGGAATCCTTCGCTTTGGAGTGCTTCATTGGCTATATTAAGATTCGGAGCTCTCTTTTTCCTAACCCCACCATATAACGCATAGGGGGCTACAAAATCCAAAACCTGAGTGGATACGCGAAACGCTAACCATTTAGATTTATTCATCAGGATATATCTTGGTTTGAT